GGATCTAAAATTAGATTACCTAACGGTAACTATTTAGAAGAAACAGCTTCTTACTATGTTTTGGTTGAAACAAAAACTGGAGGAATGACACCAGCGTTGATTACTATGAAATCTACGCAACTTAACGTCAGTAAAAAATGGAATTCTATGATGAAAACCATACAAATTGCTGATGGTAAAGGTGGTTTTGCTATCCCTCCAATGCATGGGGTTGTGTATAACCTAGCATCTGTACTACAAAAGAACGATAAAGGTTCTTGGTATGGTTGGTCTGTTACACAAGACAGAATCATGGGACAAGCTGATAAGACTTTGTATTTAAGTGCAAAGGATTTTAATGGCAGTGTCTCTAAAGGAAACGTGCGAACAAAAGCAGATGTGGAAGAGAAACCTAAAGATAGTACTCCGTACTAACTTTAATTTAAGGGGATCGCAAGATCCCCTTTACAAAGAAATGAGAATGTAATATATGGATAAGTTCAAACAAATTTTTAGTGGATTAACAATAGCATATGGACAGTATCAGCCCGGTGACAGAGGAGAGAATGGTAAACAAAAAGGAAAAGCCTTCATTGTTCGTAAAAACGTCACCGACAAACTTTGGACCAATCATCTTAAAGGAGAAGGACCAGCCCTTGGCATTATCCCTATCACAGAAAATAATGATTGCAGGTGGGGTTGCATTGATATTGACGAATATGACCTTGATCACACTAGCCTCATTAAAACTATTCGGAATTTTAAACTCCCATTAATAGTCTGCCGATCGAAATCTGGCGGAGCACACGTCTTTTTATTTACTAAAGAAAATATACCTGCATCATTGATGCAATCAAAATTAAAACAAATGTCCATCATACTTGGCTATGAGGGATCAGAAATATTTCCAAAACAAACAGAAATTTTAGTGGAACGTGGTGACACTGGAAACTTTTTAAACTTACCTTACCACAATTTGATGAAAGGACTACGTTATGCTATCAACGATAATGGCGCCGGTTGTACACTTGAGGAATTTTATAAGCTCTATGATGTTTTCTCTTGCACAAAAGAAGCCGTTGAAAAAATTAAGACGGAAGAAAAAAAAATAGAAGAAGCATTCCCTGGAGGACCCCCTTGCTTAAACAAATTGGCAGCAATAGGTTTTGGTGAGGGTTCCAGAAATAATGCATTATTTAATATAGCTGTTTATTATAAACAAGCTCATCCTGATACATGGGAAGATAAAATTGTAGAGGCTAATTCTAAATATATGGATCCGGCTTTAAATAATAATGAAGTCCAACAATTAATTAAATCAGTTAATAGAAAAGGTTATGACAAATACAGATGTAAAGACGCCCCAATTAATTCTGTGTGTCAAGCAGGTTTATGTAGAACTAAAAGATTTGGTGTAGGTTATGGTGAAGAAGAAATGCCAGTACTCGGGAGTCTTACAAAATATACATCCACACCTCCACAATGGTTTTTAAATGTAGATAAAACAAGAATAGAATTAAAAACAGAACAATTATATAGCTCACCTTTATTTGCCTTGGCATGTTTAGATCAGGCTAATTTAATTGTACCTGTACCTAAACCTAAAGATTGGAAACAACATTTTTTAAAACCAATGATGTCTAATTTACAAGAAGTAGAACCATTAGAATCATTAAATCCTACAAATGAAATTTTAGGATTATTGCAAGATTGGACAACCAATAGACAATCAGCAAGAACTCTTGATGATATATTTAATAAACTTCCTTATACAGATGAGAAGAGAGAATTTACTTATTTTAGAATGGAAGATTTTTATAGTTTCTTAAAAAAGAATAACTGGGATATGGACAAAGTTAAAACTGGAAACTTAATCAAAAGATTAGAAGATATATTTATAGAGGAAACTAGACTTAGAATTAAATCCCAACAACCCAGAGTCGTTAAAATAAAAACTATGAAAAAAATAGATCCAGAAATTTCTAACGTGGAGTACCAACAAGATGACTTTTAAAATAGGAATTAATTGGCATTTTAAATTTAGACAAGAAATTAAATATCTTAAAGAAGAATTAGAATTAACACAAATATGGCTTGAAAGAGCAGAAAGGCAATTAGAAAAATATGAAAACAATAATACTAGGACCACCCGGAACGGGAAAAACAACAACGTTATTAAACTTAGTAGACGAGTTCATCCAACAGGGGATTAGACCTAGACAAATTGGGTACTTTTCGTTTACTAAAAAAGCCGCGAATGAAGCGGCTAACCGAGCTTCTGAGAAGTTTGGACTAGATAAAGATAACGATCTACCTTTTTTTAGAACTCTTCATTCCTATGCATTTAATCAATTAGGTATGACTAAAGAAAAAATGATGAAGGTAGAAGACTATAGGGAATTTGGGCAGAAATGTGGCATACCCATTAAGACAGCAAAATTTTCATCTGATGATGGAACATTTAATTCTGATAATGAATACCTTACCATTATAAATACAGCGGCTGTTAAGAGAATGGATCTATTAGAATATTATGATTCTAGAAAAAACATACTAGACATAGAAAGAAATACTTTATTTTTATTAGCAGACGAACTTAAAAGATTTAAAAAAGAAAAAGGATTAAAAGATTTTAATGATCTTATTGAAGACTTTTTATTAAAAGAAACTTTAAATAAATTTGAAGTATTATTTATAGATGAGGCACAAGATTTATCTTTATTACAATGGGACATGGTGAGAAAGATTTGGGCGAGAGCAGAAAAAACTTATATAGCAGGTGATGATGATCAAGCTATTTTTAAATGGGCCGGAGCGGATGTAGATCACTTCATAGCTTTAAAAGAAGAAGTGGACGACATAAAAATTTTAGATCAATCTTACCGCATACCTGGTGGACCTATACATGAACTATCACAGAATATTATAAACAAAGTACAGAATAGATTTAAAAAAGAATATAAACCTAGAGAAGAACAAGGAATATTAAAAAGGTATTCTGATATAACACAGGTAGATATGAGTGAGGGTAATTGGTTAGTATTATCTTCTGCAAATTATTTTCTAGATGACGCAAAAGACCTTTGCGAGATTCAAGGATGGTATTACCAATACAAAGGAATGAATTCTGTATCATTAAAATTATTGCTGGCATTAAATAACTGGGAGTCTTGGAGAAAAGGTGAAAAATTAAATCATTTAGAAATTAAAAATATTTATCAGTATCTTGGATCAAATGTTTTAGTGGGATTCCAGAAGGGCAAAACTTTGCATTCGGACGCGAAGTATACATTAAAACAATGTCAAGAGCAACATGGATTAGTAGTATCTGATGTTTGGTTTAAATCATTTGAAGGTTTAGATCCTATGACAGAAACTTACATTCGTAATATGAGGGCGAATGGTGAAATGATAAATAAAAATCCTCGTATAATAATGTCAACTATACACGCAGCAAAAGGAGGAGAGGCCGACAAAGTTTTATTATTACAAGATTTAACCAACGCAGCGCTGGAAACTTTTAGTCATGACCCGGATGAGTTACATAGATTATTTTATACTGGAGCGACGAGAGCGAAGCGTGAATTGCATGTGTTAGATCCTAAAAATTTTGATAGGGCTTATGTATTATGAAAACATATAAAAAACTAAAAGAAAAAGGAATCATTAATAATAAAGTAAAACTTGGAGATTTAAAAAACTTAATGTCAGACGACACGCCAGAACCAGAAAATTCAATGTTAAAACAAGTAGGAGGATCTCATTACATGTATATGAAGATTCAACCTGCAGAATTTATTAACAAAAATAAGTTGCTTTTTGCAGAAGGTAGCGCTATAAAATATATATGTAGGCACTCTCAGAAGGGCGGCGTACAAGACATAGATAAAGCAATACATTATTTAGAAATGGTAAAGGAGAGAGACTACAAGTGAGAAGTACACAGATCCCATTATTTACCCCAGATACTGAATGGGTCGCACCCCACGAACTAAAAGATTTATCAGGCGCAAAAGAAGTTGCGATTGATTTAGAAACCTATGATCCAGAACTTACTACGTTAGGATCAGGTAATGTCATAGGAAGAGGGCACATTGCAGGCGTTGCGGTGGCCGTAGAGGGCTGGTCAGGCTATTATCCAATAGGACATGAGGGTGGTGGAAATATGGATAAAAAACTCGTTTTAGAGTGGGTTCAAGACTTAGTAAATCAAGAAAAAACTACCTTTATCTTTCATAACGCAATGTATGATGTTTGCTGGTTAAGGCAGGCAGGAATTAAAATTAGAGGACACATTGTGGACACAATGATTGCAGCATCTTTGATTGATGAAAATAGACTGAGTTATTCTTTAAATAATTTAGCTAAATTTTATACAGGTATTGGTAAAGACGAAAAAGTTTTACAGGAAGCTGCAAAAAGTTATTCAGTAAATCCTAAATCAGAAATGTATAAACTTCCCGCAATGTATGTAGGTGAATATGCTGAACGTGATGCAGAAGCAACATTAAAACTTTGGCAAAGATTAAATATAGAATTACATAACCAAGAACTTATGGATGTTTTTAATTTAGAAACTAAATTATTTCCATGTTTAGTTGAGATGAGATTCAAAGGAGTAAGAGTTGATCTTGAACATGCGGCAGAATTAAAGAAAAATTTAATGGCACGAGAATCCAAAATTCTCAATAAAATCAAGGAGTTAACAGGAATTGATATAGAAATTCATGCAGCTAGAAGTATAGCAAAAGCATTTGACAAATTAAAATTACCTTATGATAGAACAGCAAAAAGTAATGAGCCTAGTTTTACTAAAAACTTTTTACAAAATCATCCACATGAATTAGCAAGATCAATTGCAGATGCAAGAGAAATAAATAAAGCACATACAACTTTTATAGATTCAATTACAAAACATTCTGCTAAGGGTAGAATTCATGCAGACATAAATCAAATTAGATCCGATCAAGGTGGAACGGTAACAGGTAGATTCTCAATGAGCAATCCAAACCTACAACAAATTCCTGCACGACATCCTGAACTTGGTCCAATGATAAGATCTATTTTTATTCCAGAAGAAAAAACTGTTTGGGGATCATTTGACTACTCCCAACAAGAACCCAGAATTTTAGTACATTACGCAAAACTACAAAATTTAGA